AGATTATAATTCTTTATCAACTCTTATATCTACATTTTTCTCTATTGATAATTCATCAAAAAAAGTAAAAGTTTTAGGTTTTTGAGAAACAAGACTATTATGTGTATGAGCTGCTCCTATAGTGGAATTATAATCTCTAATCACTCTAATTCTAGAATTATCAGTATCAACATTTAATACTTTTACACACTCAGTTCCTATACCTAAAATATCATTTTCTTTTACATAAGGAGATTTAACATATCCATCAAGATTAAAATAAGTTACAATACCAGTATTAAGGGTAGTTTCTACCGCACCAAATAATTTAAAAGTAGAAGTATTTACTCCAATTTGCGCATTAATATTATTTGTTATTGTTGAAGTAGATACTCCAGAAATATGCATTACATCATTATAATTTAAATTATGAGGTAAAGTAGTATGACCTACTATTTGTCCAGAAAAATTTCCAAAACTAAATTCTGTATTGGGATGCTCAGTATAAGCAATACCAACATTAGATATAGTTTTTCCTGCAATAGACTTTACTATAGATCTAGATCCATAACCACTAGAACCAGCATCTTCAAAAACTATTTCATCTCCTACTTTATATCCATCTCCTCCAGTATTAATTCCAATAGATTCTATAGAACCAGAAGTAATAGATTTAATATATGTCCTTTGTTTCTGGATGCTATTGGGATCTATTAAATAATCGTATTCAGTATCTGTAAAAAGAAAATTATAAGGACCAGTATTTCTAACTAAATTAGTTTTATTAAGATCTATATCATCCTGATTTGATTTAGTTTCAAAGTTATATTCTATAGGTTGATGTTTAAATGAATCACCTATAAAATATGGGAATTGAGGTTTTCTATAATTTTTAAATGATCCTTCAGAATCTCTAGCTGTTGGATTTATAGTACCAAAATATGCATAAATTCCATTAGGAAATTCTGGTGTTTTGCCAAATCTTCCATTATGCTGATCTAGATCCTTATCATCACTATAAAGATAATCTTCAACAAAAAATCCTTCATTATAAACCATGTCCCCATTAGAAGTAAGAGGATTTGGTCTATCGGTTGATATGGTTGAGGAATAACCAGATTCTAAAATTTTAATAGGACCACCAGAAGCATTGGCATATCCATATGGTCCATAAATTGGACATCCATCATAAGACCATCCTAGAATAGGAGAATGATTTATAGAATCTTCTTCTATATCATTTTCAAGAGATAAATCAGGAACAAAAACTTCTCTATCAGCAACAGTCCTTTTAACATAAGTATTTTGTCTTAATTTTCTAGGAGCATATAAATGAGAATATTGAAGACCATATTCATGATTTAAACCAACACTAACAATTCCATCATCAGTTGTAATTTGTTCATTTTGTACTAATCTTTCAACTGTATTAATAGTCCAAGTTTTTGGATTAGAGTAAAAATCAGCTTCACTACCATTAGGAGTAACTGTTATAGAAATATTTGTTGAGGTATGTCCAATTCCACTGTTAATAACCTTAACAGAATCTACAGTTCCATTTTTTAAAATAGGAATAATTTTACTTCCATTTCCAGTTCCGTTAACTGTTAGAGTTGGAGCAGAATTATATTCTTCTCCTTTATTCAATACTATAACTTCAGATAATTTTCCTTCTACAGATACTATAGGAAGCAATTGAGCATTCTTACCATTTTTCAAACTAATTGTGGGTTGTCTATTATAATTAATGATATCTGAAGATCCGTAACCAACTCCCCCATCAACAATATGAACAGATTTAATACTTCCCCTTATTATAGGTCTTAATTCAGCATTAAAATTCTGACCAGAAAAAGTAGAAACACCAATATTTCCAACTAGTGTTGCTATAATTGGAGGGTAATTAAATAAATGTCTACCAGATCCACCAGAAGTTAAATTAATATATTCTTTATTCCTTATATAAAAATTAGCAGCAGTAGATCCTACTCCAACTTGAGATAATCTAAATGATCCTCCATCTAAAGCAGTTACATAATAATTAGTTAAAGTTGAAAGACCAGATATAATATCAGTAGACTCTGTATCATATCTTACTAACTCTCCAGTTTTATATCCATGATTGGGTATATTAATTATATTGGTAGCAGTATTAATACCAGAAGAAGTAACAGATGTTAATTTATTAGTATAACCAGAACCAGAACTTCCAATACTAATAGAACTTAATACTCTCTTTTTATTAGCACACTTTAATTCTTGTATACCAGTACCATAAGTAGGACCTAATCCTACAGTATTAAGTCCAGCAATAGCATCTTGATAATTAAGATGTAGTGCAACAGTAGATGCATCTACAAGAGAACAATAATATGCAGCATTTGTAGTTAATCCTGCAATTGCTGTTTGAGTATCTGTGTTATAGATTACAAGTTCTCCTTCTCTAAATTTATGATAAGTAGTAAATCCAATAGTATTATTAGATGTAGAAATATATCCTCCAACTTCAGTAGAATCAAAAGTTAAAGAATGTTCCTTCATTATTAAATTAGGAATGGCAATACATCCAGATCCATTTCCTCCACTTATTTTTAAAGTGGGTTTAGTAAGATAATCAAATCCACCATCAACAACATCAATTTTTTCTATTGAACCCTGAACCTCGCAAAAAGCAGAAACTCCAACACCTGTGGTATCTGTAACAGATAAAATAGGAGGATTTATAACATCATAATTATCTCCACCACTTGTAACTGAAATTTCTTCAATAGGTCCATAATGAATCATATCATTTGACTTATAATTAAGTATTTCAACTCCATTTACTAAAATACCAGTTTTTCCATGAGGAGTTGGTAAATTAGAAAGAGTTGAAACAGGATCTTTAATTCTTCTTATTAATTTTTGAGATTGAATAGATTTTTCATCAAAATCCGACAAATTAAATTTATTATTAGTTACAGTTCCAGAAAAAGAAACATATAACTCATTAGCAATATTAGAAGTACTTCTACAAATTTTAAAAGTATCAATATCTACTTTTTTAACAAAATATTCTCCAGCATCAATATCCAATTTATTATCATCTTCACCAGGAACATAAATTAATCTTTCTCCTGTTAATAATCCATGATTATTAATTTGCAAATCTGTACTTTCATCAAATGTACCACTAAAGGAAAGAGAAGTATTACGAATATCTAAAGCATCATTAAAATAAGTTGGAATAGAAGAAGAAGTTATATATACCTCATTTCCATTCAAATAAGAATTTTGAATATTAGTATCAAATATACTAGATTCTCCATAATTACTCAAATTAGCTTTTGATAATAATCTTTGAATTCTATAAGTTGTATCTTCATTTAATTCACCAGATCCTTTAATTAAAATTTCTTTAGAACTAATTAAAGAAATGATAGAGCATGATATACCATTAATAAGAGCATTATCTCCAGCAATAAAATTATGATTATTAAAAAGATTTAATTTATAAGTAAAGTTTGATTTATCTACAAGTTCAATAGATTCTACATTAAAAGTTGGAGAAATATTAGTAATTAAATTATCAGTTATCTTACTATTAGAAATAGATCCTAAACCTTTAGGTTCAATAGTATTTCCAGCTTCATTGTAATAAGCACCCTCAAATTCTAAATCTAAATTAGATAATACTCCAGTAACTCTAACTTTTACTACATTAGCAGTTCCTATTCCAGAATATCCATAAGCATGAGCATCTAATCTTAAATCTTGAGTAGATAAAAGATTAGTATTTACTCCTTCACATTCAAAAAATTGTGTTAAAGATTTGGAAGAATAATTAATACTATTAAATGTTCCATCTGCAAAATTAGCAACTAAAACACCTGTTGTTCCAAATCCTACAGTAGAATCTACAGAAAGTGTAGTAGCTCCTATAGAAACAGAATCTACTAATTTAGTATTAGGATGAATACTAAAATTCTCTGTAATTTCATCTAATTGGTGATTATAATCTAAACTTAATTTATAATAAGTTTTTTCTCCTCTTACAATTTTTTCTACGTTACTAATAGACCCAGTTGCTTTAGGAAACCCATAAACAGCATCTTGAAATAACGTTCTATTAATAAGATCTTGAGGGTCTCCATCAATAGCCTCAACCACTATTTGTTCAGAAACTTTATAATCTGCATCTGAAGGTATAAAAAGATAATCTCTGGGTTTAATTACATCTACATCTTTTCCATATAAAGCTCTAAATAAAATTTCAAAAGATTGATTAGTACCTTTAGAGGAATAAAAATCTTTTGTTTGTTTTATAAACAATCTTTCATTCAAATCAGAATCTAATGTTCTTTCTTCAAATCCAGGAGAAATTTGAGTCTTTACCTTTTTAAAAAATTCCTTTAAAAAGAGAACACTTAGATTATTAACTGTAGTTCCTGAAGAATGAGTAGAAATTCCAGATTGAGAGAATACTAATTCATCTTTTTTAGCAAGACTCTTATATGTTGTAATTCCACTAAATCCCCTTGCACATCCAGTAAAAGTATTGCTAGTAATTCCTGTATATGTAATAATTTCAGAATCTATTTCAAGTAAACCATAAGAATCTGGAAATCCAGTAGTAGAATCAACAGATATTACATTGTCAGTAATTCCTACACTAGAAGATAAAGATGTAGTATCTACAAGATTTGTTAATTCATCAACTTTAACATATTTGTCTAAATTTTGAATAATATCTAAAGTTGCCCCTTGTCCCTCTAAAGAATTATAATATTGCTCTAAAAAATCACCTGCAAGAGGAAAATCATCCCTTATAAAATTTGGGAGTTGACTTTTAACAACTGAGCTAATTTTTACTCTTGTATTTTCTGGCATTTTATAATGAGTGTTAATTTCCTACTAATAAAGGGTATTTAATATGAAGAAGTTGAGGGAGCCATGGGAATATCATTATTCCCTACTACATATGTATCTGAGGTAGCAAGGGTAGTATTTAAAGCAGCATCTTCAGTTAATCTTGCTATGTCACCAGCCAAATAACTAGATGTAGATGTATAATTAGTTCCAGAAGTATTTTCTCCAGAAGATATACTATCAGTTACCATATCAATGGTAGTATTGCTAATATCCAATTGTAAATACAAATCTTGCAATCCAATTACATCATTAGATTTTGGACAAGCAGAAATTTCTATTATTGGGATATTTTGAACTTTTTTAGTAGTTCCAGTTATTTGAATAGGTTTAATTAATATTTCTCCTTTCTGATAATCAATAGTACCCACATTATCACTTATAACAACAGGATCTCGTCTTCCTTGCAATTTAAATAAGAATAAAGACCCATATCTAGAACCTTTACTCCTATTGTTAGGAATATCAGACAAATAAACAGGATCTGCTACACCAAAGATATGAAATCCTGATGATTTAATATTATATCCATTATTATTTTTTATATAAAATGAATTTCCATAACAAAGTTCATATTCTGCAGTTTTATTTAAAACTGGTTTCAAATCCCTTCTTATTTCTATTTTTGTGATATTTGAAGTTATTGATTCATTACTATTATCTACAACTCCTTGAAATTTACTATATTTAAATCTTGCACCATATTTATTCATTTCTGTAGAATCTGCATAAGAATTAATATTATTTGATATTAGAGTTTTAAGAGAATCTGCACCAGCAGCTAAATTAGGGTTATAATATGCATTAATGTGAGCTTCAACATACAAATATTTAAGATCTTGTATTTCGGTGATTATTCCAGCAACAGAATACTTTCTTAATTGAGTTTTAAGGTTATTTTTTATTGAATCTGGTACAAAAGGTCCATAAAATGGTTTTATAGTGATAAAAACCTTTCCATATTGAGGAGGATTCAATACTTCTCCTCCAAAAGCAGCAACAGACTCAGCTTCTGGATAAATTTTAGGAATTAATGCCTCATAATCACCTGCAGTGACTGCTCTATTGAAAGTAGAGTAAATTTTAGGTGCAAAACTCTTCACAGAGTCTACAGATTCAATATCTTTACCTCCAGTAGACTCACTTACTGTTGAGATAATAGAAATTCCACTACTTACAAGGTTATTGTTGTTATCTATTATTCTTCCGTTGAAAGAAAAGGAAGAAATTCCATTTGCATCTGCTCCATTAGTAGTAATATAGGAAGCTTCAATAAAATTTTGTGCTTTTAACTTTTCTCCAAAGATTCCATCACCAAAAATGAGTTCATATCTCTGATCTTCCACTTCTTGAATGAAATAAACCCTAGAAGTATCAGTAACTTCTATTAAAGTGTCAGAAAATACGTATTTTTTAGAAGAAGTGCTTGCTTGAGTGTCTCTTACAATGACTTCTAAGGTAGAAGTATCAATATTTGAGTTTTCTAAGTAGTATCTTGATGGAGGAGCTGGATTTTCTGCAGAAACAGTGAAATTTGAGGTTATAAATGACCCCTCATAGATGACTACATCCCTAAAAGTAGCAATTCCATCCACTACAGGAGCACTAATGTCACTCGGAATGGAAAAAGTGTAACTTTCTGACCCAAACACTGAAGAAGAAGAGGCAAAAAGACCTTTTTTAATAGTTAAGGTGACTGGTTTAGTAGTAAAATTGGTTGTATTTACGAAAAATGTAACTATTGCCTTCGCTGCAGTCTTTGATCTGGGTGTATATCCTATATTTCTTGCTAATGCAACTACATTTTCCCTTAAAGTAGCACTATCTATGAAAACTTCATTGCTAATCATGTTAGCATTGTAAGAAGAGATGTAAGTATTGTATGCTAATACATCAATTATGTTAGAAAGATTAGATCCTTCAAAATCATAATCTGTAAAATTAGAATTTTCTCTCAAATAATCCTTTAATGAGGTTTTTATTTGATCAAAATCTAAATTTGTGAAGTTTACTAGTGCCATTTATCTTGTTGACTGTAGTGCGAAGTTTAATTGTTGAGGAAGAGCATCAATTCCTATAATATCATAGACAATAGTGACATCAAAAGAGTGTCCTTCAAAGTCAGGTTTGACTCTTACGTCTGTTAATTTCACTCTTGGTTCATAAACATTGATAGTTTCTTCAATTTCTTCTCTAAGAGCAGCTGCAGAAATATCATCAGCATTGTCAAATAAGATTTCACTTATTCGAGAACCTAATTTAGGGTTAAAAAAACGTTCACCAGGATTAGTAAGAACTAAATTTCTAATAGAACGTGAAATAGCAGTCTCATTTTTGACTACTATTGTGTCAGAATTGATGGGATTGATTTGAAAAGACATACTAATGTCCTTAAATCCCGTACTAATCCTTTCGACAGGCATGAAACAACGGTAAATATAAGTTATTTATGAGGGTTTATACGCAAAAATATTTTTTCAAGAAGGGTATACCCTGAAAAAGGGGTTTCCCCTGACTTGCATATATAATATGTCATCAAGTTTGGACGCTTTAATGACATTTTTAGTATAAAAGACCCTATTAGAGCAATCTTTTAGGGTCTTTTTGAACGTTGTGGAAAAACCGCCTAAATAAAAGTTATGAAAGCGTCCAAATTTCATGTACAAAACAAAAATAAGACCAGAGGAGGAGACTCTCTTCTGGTTAAAACCCTATTTCCCACCTTTTTCTGATTCAGAGAAGTATTACAAGAGAAATCATTTAGAATTACCCAATAAAAAAGGACTCTAATGAGTCCTCTTAATTATCTTCCTTGTCCTCTATACCTTTTTTTAGGTTTATTGGAACTTGT